AAAAGACCGGCTGCGTGTTACGCGGCTCGGCCGTTATGATCGCCTTACTGATGGCAGAAAAAAGGGTTAGCTCTTTAGCCATTGCCGACCCTCATCGCTCGCGCCACCAGCATGCCAGCGCCGATAAGAAAACAGCCCAAGACCATAAGACCCGGGCCTGTCCCTAGAAGAATCCACGCGCCGGCCGTAATGCAGCCAACCCCAAGAAACGGCAATGCCACGACCCAAAAAGTCGCAGCAACTAGGATCTTAAGAATGGCTGAAAGTAGCTTCATTCTGCCTGCATGTCCCTTCGTCGATAGGTGCGCTTAGGCTTACCAGTTCGAGGGGAAATATCCGGCTCATCACCGAAGCCCTCATCGGTTCCTGCGGTAACGCCAAGAATCTTATTCTCTACTGCCATGATTCGGCCAGCCTTGATGAAGGGGCGCGCGGCCTTCTCCGGCATTTCAAACTCTTCCCCTACACGATATTTGCCGAACTTCTTTACTGGTGTGACTTTCATAAGGCTCCTATAAAACTTAGGTTGTCTTTATAGCAACCTTACAGGAAAAAGGAGGGGCCGAAGCCCCTCCTTGGTTCTGCCTTAGCACGCAGTCGGCATGCCGTCGATCCACTGGATCGCACCGCTCCGGCGAGCACCCCACCAGATGAAGCGTTCGGCGCGCAGAGCCACGCTATTGGTCTGCCACATCGAAACCATGCTGGTGGCAGTGACCGTGGCGCTGGAGCTGTTGGTCGGGGCATCGTCCATCTGCAACGAGGCCTGTTCCGAAGCGTCCACCGTGACGTTGCCGTCGTCAGCCAAGAAGATCTCCGATTCGTCCACGAGGATGAACGGAGCGCCGCCCGAACCGCCGTTATTGGCCAGGTACTGCGAGACACGCACCGGGATGCCGTCCAGCGTACCACCGCGCGGGGTCATACCCGGGAAGGCCGGAGTACCCAGCGCATCGCGCGACAGGCTCAGCATGCGAGCCACGGCCGGCGTGGTGTAGTAGGCCGGGCGGGCACCCATATTGGTCACGTCCCACGGCGCCCACAGCTGGGCAATGGCGCAACGCACCGTGTCCGGATCGCTATAGTCAATCGGGGCGCCCAAGACAATCGGGGCGACGCCGTTCAACAGGCCCGCCGGCGACACGTTGGCGACCGCAGCCACATCCGGATCGAACAGGTCGTTATCGATACGGGCGATGACGGCATCGGCCAGCGAGTCACGCACCAGGGCTTCCGCAGACGGGTCCGAGAAGCGGATCAGTTCTTGGGTCAGGACCGAGATCGCGGCCACCTTGGTAAACGGGATCGTGGTTGCGTTGAAATCGAACTTGGTCACCGGCTTCGGCTTACCTTGGCCAACCCAGTAAGCCGTACCGCCCGAGGTCTGGCCGGCGATGCGGACATTGAACGGGACACGGCGGAACTCGGCCTGACCGATCAGGGTACGCGGGCGAAGGAACTCGATGAAGTCGCCGGCGAAGGTGTTGGCGTAGACCAGCGGCGAGGCCCAAGTGGCATCCGTGGTGGTGCCGGCCGGGACCGCAGCCTTGATCTTCAGCAGTTCGCCGATGTTCGCGCCTTCTGCCTGAGCCTTCAGGGTCTTAACGACCGCCTCGGTATTCGGGTAATGACGCTCGGCCAGACGGAACGCCATTTCATGGTTACCCTTCGCGGCCGTGAGGCACATCGAATAACGGGCAATCGCGATACCGGGCTCCAACTTCTCAACCTTCTTAACCTCGACGCCTTCGCGCGGGGTGAAGGACTTGTTCTGCTCGACCGGCTTGGCGTCCTTAACATCAGTCGCCAGCAGGCCTTCATTGCGGCGAAGGTCAGCGCGCAGCGACTTCACCTCCGCTTCGAGGTTGTCGTATTCCTCCGACTCTTCCTCGGTGGTGGAACGCGACTCATCGGCAGCAGTGGTCATGATTTCATCCATGCGCGCGGACTTTTCCTTGATGGTGTCGCGCAGCGCATCGATGGTTTCGGTACGGGTCTTCTTAGTCATTTTGGCTTCCTCGGTGCAAACTTAACGGAGTGTGCTTTCCGGGACACCGGAGGAGAGACGCTTTTAGGGGCAGACGTGCCCGCGTCTAGCGACTTGACAGCCGCGATGATCGCCTGAGAGTTCATAGGGATCGTGACCAGCGAAAGCTCAAAGACCTCTGATTCCTTGAACCGGAGGCCGCCTTCGCTCATTACATCGTACTTCATCGCGCGGAACCCGATGGATACCGCAGATACCAAGCCCAGTTTTACTGACTGCCATGCCTCGTCGGTTCGGTCTTTCAGAACTCCAGGCTCATCAACCTTCGCAATCTCGGCCGTGAAGGTAATTCCCTTGGCCGTTGGCTTATCAAACTTGACCTTGCCCACTGGAGAGTCGTGCCGATGCTGCCAGAGAAGTGGCATGGGATTTTTGAACTTAACCCCAAGCGGCTCGACAATATCCCCTACACGGTCCGGCGTGGGAGTCGTGGCAATGCCGGTAATGACGCGCTTGTCGTCGTCGTAGGACTTAACCTGCAAAAGCGAATATGCGCGGTTTTCCATGCCGGACTCCTGAGTTCTACGGCAATAATAGACCAATCAGTACAAGTTACAAGTGGACCGCAATATATAGGGGTCAGGTGAAAAACATTTGGTACGTCTTGGGTTGCTCGCGCTGATCGCCAAGCGCCATTCCTCCAAGAGCCATAGCCAGCGCCACCAGCCCGTCAATACGACCCGTGGCCTTGGACTTGTCCAGCTTCACCCCACCAGCCGCATCCCGAACCGCGACTGCGTTACGCGCGCACATGGTCAGCACTGGATGCATACCGTGACGTAGCCTCCCCTCAGCTACTACGGTTTCCAGTCGCTGGACGGCCGGGGTCATGTCCTTGAAACCCTGACCGAACGGGAACAATTGGATTCCCTCAATCAGAGCCTTAAATTCGGGATGCTCGGCCGATATCCTGGTAAGGGCGGCTTTTAGGGTATCGATACGCCAGCGGTCAAACCACACCCCTGCCAAATCATGGTCATCAGCAAACTCCACAAGCCACATAGCCACGCCATCGATATCAATCGTGGCGCCAGGGAGAGCTTGGATATAACCCTTTTCTTGCCATACGTCATAGGGCTCACGATCCCGGTGGGCGCGATCCTTTAGGCCAGTCAACGGAGTGAAGAAAGTCGGATAGCAATCGATATAGCCATCCTGCTCGCAGGTAGCTACGGCTGCGGTCAGGTCATGAATCGCTGAAAGATCCAATCCCACGTAAACCTTGCCGCTGATTTTCCCAGGGGCCGAACTGCACCCTTCCCATGCCGACCTGGAAAGAAGCGGGTTCACCAGATTAACCCGCTGATTCAGGATCAAATTACGATATGCGGCTTCTCGGCTCGGCATTCGCCTTGCCTTTTCAGCCGATGCTCGCGTGGTGTCCGCATTCAGAAAGTCTCCGAATGCCGGGTTTGCCAACTTCAAGGCCTCATCTGAGAACGGGTCCATATCCTCTGGAGCCGTATATAGGGAAACCTTGATGGTCGGATCGTCCCCCGAAAGGGCATCGTCAATAATGACTGACAGCAAGTCAGCGCTTGTCGGAGACTGCGTCGAAATTACGATAGTCAGTGGATCATCATGGGCGCCCTGAGCCGTATCAATGGCCTCATAGAAAGCATCGCGCGGCCCCTTTACCTGCCCCAGTTCGTCGTGGATCGCCAGCTTTGGGGATCGGCCAATGTTCGTCTCTGCGTCAGCAGAAAGCGCCTTATACGTGGTCTGAAGCTCGGGGCAATCGATTTCCTTAGCGGTATCCTTAATCCTTAGAATGGCCCTCAGATCAGGGTTCATTCGGGCGCACTTTGCCGCATAGCGGAATACCATGCCGGCCTGATCGCGCGAACGGGCGCCCGATACAATCTCAGATCCAATGTCAGCCTCAGGTCCGCAGGTGTGCAGAAGGACAATGAACGCGATCAGTGCTGTTTTTCCGTTCTTGCGGGCAAAACTGAAGATCATCAATGTGGTGCGGGTGTCATATAGCTTCCGGAACTCAGCTACCTGCCATTCACGTAGACGGACAGGCTGGCCGCGTAGCTTCCCCTCAGGCACGCGGCAATATGTTTCCACCCATTTGGCATTACGCTCGCCCCGAGTAAGTTCCTCCAGGGGCTTATCCCGCCAGCCTTTTACTTTCCGAACTGCCATACCGATGCGGCGCTAGAAGGTTTGGATGCAGTAGCAGCGGCCTGCGGTGTGTATCGACTCTGCTGCGTTAGGCGAAGCTTGC